AGATTGCCTGCATTGTGGCCCATCGCCGGTTCGGGAAGACCGTGGGCGCGATCAACGACCTGATCCGGGCCGCCATCACGACGCCCCGCGAGAACGTGCGCTGCGGATACATCGCGCCTTACTACAACCAGGCCAAGGCGATCAGTTGGGATTACATCAAGCAGTTCACGGCACCGATCCCCGGCATGTCCTACAACGAAAGCGAACTGCGGGCAGACTTCCCGAACGGGGCGCGCTTGCGGCTGTTCGGCGCTGACAACTACGATTCTATGCGCGGCCTGTATTTCGATGATGTTGTGCTGGACGAGCCCGCGGACTTCCCGGCGAACGCCTGGCCGACCGTGATCCGCCCCGCGCTGGCCGATCGGCAGGGTCGGGCGACGTTCATCGGCACGCCGAAAGGCAAGAACGAGTTCTGGGAAATCTACGACAAGGCAACGCGCGATGATAACTGGTTCACGCTCGTCTTGCCGGCATCCGAGACGCTTGTCATCCCGCAGATCGAACTCAACGACGCGCTGAAGACTATCGGCCCGGATCGGTATGACCAGGAGTTTGAGTGCAGCTTTGAGGCGGCCATCATCGGGGCCTACTACGGCAAGGAGATGAAAGAGATGACCGCCGCCGGCAGGATCAGGAACATCATCCCGGAGCCGCAGGTTGGCGTTGTGACGGCGTGGGATCTCGGGATGGACGACTCGACCTCGATCATCTTCGCCCAGTTCGTCAACAACGAAGTCCGCATCATTGACCATATCGAGGACAGCGGCCACGGGCTGGCCCACTACGCGCGCCTGCTGTCAGACAAGCCGTACACCTACCTGGCACACGTCCTGCCGCATGACGCCCGTGTGCGCGAACTTGGCAGCGGTTTGTCGCGTGTGGAGACGCTTGAGGGCCTCGGTCTGCGGAACATCACAATCGCCCCGAACATCCCGATTGAGGATGGCATTCAGGCTGTGCGCAACGGGCTGGCCCGCACGTTCATCGACAGCAAGCTGAACCGGTTCGCCGAGGCGTTAAGACAGTACCAGCGCGATTGGGACGAGCGTTCGAAAACGTGGCGATCCAGACCCAGACACGACCACAACTCGCACTCCGCAGACAGCGCGCGGTATCTGTTTGTCGGGTATCGGCCCGTTGAGGATGACTGGAAGGCGCCCCTCCGCAGGGGGCTCAAGGGTATCCTTTAGCGCCCACTTTGCGCTTGCGTAGTTTCGTGCTATAGATCGCGCAAACCTGCGGAGTTTACCCAATGAAAAAGCCAACCAAAGCCGCAGCCAAAGTCGCCAAGGTCATGGGCGAGTTTAAGAGCGGCACCCTTCACGGCGGCGGTGACCCGAAGGGGCCGAAGAAGGCGCCGGTCGTCACCAACCGCAAACAAGCCATCGCCATCGCTCTCAGCAAAGCAGGAAAGGCCAAGAAATGAAAAAGCCAGTGAAGTTCACGCCCTGCAAGGGCTGCCCGAATCCCACTAAGTGCAAGGCCATGGGCAAGTGCATGATGAAGGCCAAGAAGTGAAGGGCCTCTATGCAAACTTGAACGCCAAAAAGGAGCGCATCAAGGCGGGCTCCGGCGAGAAGATGCGCAAGCCCGGCGCGAAGGGTGCGCCCACGGCGGCAGCGTTCAAGGCATCAGCTAAGACGGCGAAGAAGAAATGAAAACCCCGGCTTGGACGCGCGCAGAGGGCAAGGCAAAGTCCGGCGGCCTGAACGCCAAAGGGCGCGCGTCCGCCAAGGCCGAGGGCATGAACCTGAAGGCTCCGGTCAAAGCCGGAGACAACCCGCGCCGTGCCTCGTTTCTGGCCCGTATGGGCAATATGCCGGGCCCCGAGCGCAAGGATGGCGAACCGACGCGGCTTCTGCTATCCTTGAACGCATGGGGCGCATCCAGCAAGGCCGACGCGAAAGCCAAGGCCAAGGCCATTTCGGCCCGCAATGAGGCGAAGAAGAAATGAAACCTGTCGGCTACATGCTGAACACATATGACGAGTACGGGCCGGAGAATATCGCTTTTTTCCCGCTCGATGCCGATATGTCTGCGGCATTGGCCGAATACGTCAAAGCCCAAAACCTCGCTGAGGTTCACTGGAGCGTGAGCCAAGATACCCTGCAGGAATGGCTGACCGACACGAGCCGGGGCTACAATAAAGCGCAAGACCTATGCCGTGGATGGGGTGGCGTGCAAATCACGGAGTTGGCAGCCAAATGACCATCACGAACTACGGCACGCTGAAGACGGCCATCGCGGACACTTTAAACCGAGACGACCTTACCTCGGTCATCCCGTCTTTCGTGTCGCTGGCTCAGGCGCAATTCAACCGCAAGATTCGGTCATTCCGCCAAATCACGCGGGGCAGCCTGACGATCGACGCGCAGTTCGAAGCCCTGCCGGCGGATTGGCTGGAAACGATCCGCATCACGATGGACGCCAGCCCGATCCGGGTGTTGACGCAGATCAGCATGGACGACCTGACGCGGTATCGCACAGCCATCGATAACACAACGGACGCGCCGGTTTACTTCGCCCACAACGGGACCGACATCGAGTTATTCCCGACGCCGAGCACGTCTTACACGGCCGAAATTACCTACTTCGCCAAGGTGACGGCGCTGTCGGCGGACGGTGATACAAACTGGCTGCTGACCAATCATCCTGATGTGTACCTGTACGGATCTTTGGTGCATACTGCGCCGTATCTGCGTGAAGATCCTCGGATCGCGGTATGGGCAGGCCTTTTGGCTCAAGCCATGAGCGAAATAGAGGATGAAAGCACTGCCGCTAGGTTTGGTTCCCCACTGCGGATGAGGATGCGCTGACTGCACGGGACATCCTTGACGGTCTAGGCGCAAGCTATTAAAGTTTTGGGGCGAGAGACGTTGCAACCGTCAATCTCGCCCCTGATCAACAAGCGAATGGAGGTTCGCCGTGACTACAAAAGAATTACCAACCGTTGACTATTTGCGCAAGCGCCTTTCCTACTGCGCCGAAACGGGGCAGATGTTCTGGCGAGATTGCGCAGACATGTCAAACCGCTGGCGGGCGCAGCACGCAGGCAAGGAAGCCTTCACTTCTGTTTGCTTGGGGTACCGCACTGGCAGCATTGACGATGCAACGTTCAAGGCCCACCGCATTGCATGGTCGATCCATTACGGAGAATGGCCGTCTGGGCCGATTGACCATAAAAATGGCGTTAGGACTGACAATCGGATTGAGAACCTGCGCGTAGCTACCCAACAAGAGAACATGCGAAACAGAGCGATGAACCGCAACAACACGAGCGGAACGTGCGGGGTCAGTTGGTGCAAAAGCCAAAAAAAGTGGAAAGTTCAAATCAAGGTAGGCGGCAAGATGATCCACCTTGGATATTTTCCAAACATTGACGACGCCAAGGCCGCCCGCGCAGCCGCCTCGGCCCGATATGGGTTCAGCGACAGACACGGAACGGCAATCTAGCGCGACAAACTTATGTGTGTTAGTCTGCCGAAAACGCACATTAGGGGCGAGATATGGCGGACACGGTTACAACGACGTATTCCCTGGTCAAGCCCGAGGTCGGCGCATCTGCGGACACTTGGGGCGGCAAGATCAACACGAACCTCGACAGTGTGGATGACCTGCTCGACGGCACGACCGCGATCAAGCCGAACCTTGACGTTGGGCTGTGGAAGGTCGGCGGGACTGCCGTCACCTCAACCGCTGCCGAGTTGAACATCCTCGACGGGGTGACAACCACGGCGGCCGAACTCAATATCCTCGACGGGGTGACAGCCACGGCGGCGGAGATCAACGCGATTGATGGCGTTACAGCGACAGGGACGGCGCTGATTCGTGCTGCGGATGCGGCAGCAGGGAGAACCGCCATTAATGCGGCAGTGTTTCCAGCAACAGGCTCTGGCGTAGGCCAGTGGCTGTCTATAACCAGCGGTGCGGCGAACGCCCCAATAAACCTGCCTTCCGGCGGCACTTGGGCTTATTTTGCTATGTCAGTCAATAATTCGACTGGCGGTGTAACCAGTTTTGCGGCTTCGGTCGCCGCAGGCGGGACACAAATTTTTGCCGCGATTGCTGGAGTCAATCATTTCGGCTTCG